AATCAAACACCATCACAAACTGTGATAATGATTATCAGAGCTTACTAAAATGGCAGTCTTTTTAAATCAAGAAAGAACCAAGATAGGAACAACAACAGGAACGTTGATTGCTTTTCCTCAAGAGTTGGAAGTAAATGATCCTAATGTAGGAAATAGTTTACAATTATTACCATCTGGTTATTTAAGATGTGATGGTAGCATTTATAACTCATCAGTTTATCCAGCATTGGCAGAAATTCTTGGAACGGGTGAAGAATGCACATTTAGACAAACAGGAGTAACATTAACAGTTGATCAATTCCAAGTACCAGATTTAAGATCCAAATTTATTAGAGCTAGTTCTGCATCTGATCAAGGTGTCATCAATGATGCTACAGTTACCAATGTTTCTGGTCAAACTGTTGACAGATCTGGTGTTGGTGTTACTGTCTCAAGTAATGTGGGATCTGTTGCAACAGTTGACATGACAGGACAGTTCAGAGTTCCTCCTAGAACTGTCAATCTTACAGGTAATGTTGGTTTTACCAAACCTAGAAACCCAGACGAAGAGGTTGTTCCTGCTAATGCTTTTCAACCACACATGCACTATAGTACAACATTTAGATGTAGAACTATTAGGCGTGCTGGTAGTGATGTATTTGAATTAAATTATTACACAAACGCATCTACTATCGGTGTAGTCAATTGGTATGATAATACTGACGCTGCAGCTGGTGAGGGTAATGATGGAAGACAACCTGCATGTTTACATTATGCACAGTCTGAAGTATGGAATGAGGGTAATTATGTTCCATCTGGAACATTCTTAGGATCTGGTGCAACTTTTGAATATTATGGTATTTGTAAGGGAACTTGTGGTGGATTTATTACCAGTTGTTTGATTCCTACTGGTAGGACTATGGCTATGAGTACTACTCCAGAAGGTCCTTGTAAACAAACATATATTATAAATCTTTTTCTTATTACTATTACTATAGGACCTGTTAACATGGAGTGTGCAGGTACTAGTCGTGAATTACCTGCTAACTACATTGAAGGTGCTGATGGAGTTGGTAATGATAATATTCCTACCGCAGCAGCTACTCCTGGCGGTGTTCTACAATCATTTGCTTTGTTTGAACAGTTAGATGTTGACCCAGATGCATTTATCAATAAAGGTTTAGGACAGTGGGCGTATGCAGAATATGGCAGTACTTTATGGAGCACCTTAGATGATTTTGTCACAGGTGAAGTTGATATGGTTGGTGGATCTGGATCTGGAATGAGATTAACTGTTAGATTTGAGGCGTGGCCAGGTGATGGTGGACTTCCAACTAACACAAGGTATAGAGTTGTTGCTGTTGTAAATGGTGGCACTGGATATGCTGCTGGTAATATCCTTACATTTCCTGACATAGGAACATATAATCTTAGTGCTGGTAGCACTGCATTTAGATTACAAGTAAATACTACATCTTTTGGTATTAATGCAGAGGACGCTGCAGCATATGATCACAACACATCTTTACATGATGTTCTACCACTTGACACTAACGTAGATAATCCTAATCCAGATCAAGCAGCATATCCTCAAGTTTCAAATATAGTTGAAACAACAGATGCATTTGACTACCCAGAGGATCCTACATCCCACACACATACTATAAATTATACAACTGGACTTACCAATTATAAGTTAAATATACCAGAGACATTTATTTCTACTGAGGGAATGAGTGCTTCTATTAGTGTTCAACCAGAGAGCGACACAAAGATTGATAATTTAATAGCTCCTTTCGTTATGGTAGATTACTTAATCAAGACCTAAAATGTCAGAAAGAAACATCCGTTCAAATTTTCTAACAGATAAATCAACGTTTGGTAACTCCACAATGCCAATCGGTTCAATCGTGCCTATATTTAAAGCAACCGATGATAAAGTTACTGACAATGGTGTAGTAGATCTTAATGGTTTAGGATCAATAGTTTCTGGTGCTGGCGGTGGTACTGGATATGTAACTGATCTGCAAGTAGAAGGTACTCCTACAAGTCCAATAACTGCTGATATTCCAGCAACAGCATTTCAAGAAGGAACAGATAATATTAGTATAGCTAATCATCCTTTCGTTGAGGGTGATAGTTTAACAGTAATTGCGACAACTCAAGCACCTGGCAAACTTACATTAGGAGCATCAATTGATTCGTTCACTGTTGGTGGTGGAGGTGGTAGTAATTACACAGCTGCACCACTTGTACAGGTGACTGATGCGGGTAGTGGTCCTAGTAAAGCTGGAGTGTTCGCAGCAGTTTTTGATACTACTACAGGAAAGGTCACTGGAATAGATGTTATTGATGGCGGTGCTGGATACCAATTTCCTGTAGTTACTCTAATTGGTGGAGGTGGTACAGGTGCTACAGCTACAGCAACATTATCATCAAATGGTGTTGGTGGTGTTATAGTTGATAAAGGATTCTCATTCTTAGTAGATGTTGTTGACACAAATACTATTAAATTTGCTAGAAGTAACGGAGATATATCTGCAGGAAAATATTATAATATTACTAAAGTTGGTGATAATGGAACTCTTAGTGTGGCATCAAGCACTGGATTTGGTCTAAGAGTTGGTATTGTAGCAAATCCAGATGGTAGTGTAAATTTTGCTACCGTAAAAAAACAAGGTTATGGTTATAAAAATGGTGACGTAGTTTATATTTCTCAACCAGGCAGTAGTGGAACAGCAAGAGTTGAAATTGTTAACACATCTAATACAACTGCTACTGATCCAGACATGCAATATCCTGGTTGGTTATATTGTGATGGATCTGAATATAATGCAGAAGACTATCCATTATTATATGAAGTTCTTGAGGACAAGTATGGTGGACTTGGTGGATCTTATTCTCCAGAGGATTTTGGATCTGCTTCTGGTATCACATTTAACGTTCCTGACTATAAAGCTAGAAAAATAGTTGGTGCTGGTGGTGGTGTCAGTGGTGGTGGATCTCCTGTATCAGGTAATGTTATCTCTACTGTTGGTGCAACAGGTGGTAGATGGTACTTCTCAAAAACACAACAAGAAGCACTATTTGATATTGGAAATATTGTTATTAGTGGATATACAAATGTACAAGAATTTGTTGGTGGAACTTTGGAAGGTGAGGTCACATTACAAATAGGACCTTTACAAGAGAAACTTATTTCTTCTGTACCTGAGCATGATCATGCTCTTCTTACATCTACAGCACCACAGGCAGGAGCATTTGAGGGAACTGGATTTGCTGTTGATACATGTCTAGCTGGTTATAAAGATAGTACAGGACAGGTTGACTTCTTTCTACCAAATGAAGGAGTACCATTGTTTCACAGTCATGGTATTGTAGATTATATTATTACTGATCCAACTCTATCATCATTTGGTAATGTGGGTAATATTGGTGAAATAGTAGAGAAAGTTATCACTGCAACTAATGTAATTGGTGAAACTGGAGGAACTAGATTTAATATCCCTGCTCACGATTTATTCACTGGATATAAAATTAGAGTTAAATCAAATGATCAGACAACACAGATGGTGTTTGATATAAATGGCACTATTACTGCATTTGCACAAAACACAGAGTGGTATGTAATTAAGATTGATGATGATAATTTCTACATAGCAACCTCAAAATATAATGCAAGGAAAGGTCTTGCACTAAGTGCACAAACTAATGGTAGTGCTGGTGAAAATATTACATTAGAAATGCAATATAAAATTGCAGGAAATCTCCCAGCTGATCAAGTAACAGTTATTCAACAACCTCCTGATACTGTATATGACATTAATGACACATACACCATAGGTGGTAAGACAATCGCATTGCCTGGTGGATCTACAACTACCACAGAACTTGTTACAGAACAATCAGAAGCTGGGACATATGGAGTTCCTGCACCTGGCTCAGGACAACTTCCATTAGCAGGTGTTTCTGGACACGTTGGTGGTGCTGGAGGTGGCGGTGGTACTAGTGACACTGATGGTATCAATGGTGGTGATAGTTACTATGAATTTAACTACAATGGAACAAATATTCAAATCGTAGCAGAAGGTGGAGAAGGTGGAAAGCAAGGTAATGCCACTCAAGATGGTGGACTTGGTGGTCAGGCAAGAATTGTCTCTGGTTCAGCTGGTGCGACAAATATTAATGGAACAGGCACATATACTGTAAATGGGTTAGATATTAATATTACAGGATACTATGGTGGAAATGCTGGTGAAGATGGAGGTCCTGAAAACAGTGGAGCAGGTGCTACTTCATCATTCATTGGTGGTGCTGGTGGTGATGGTGCACAGACTTTATATACTGGAACGAATGAAATATCTCAGACATTTAGCACACCTTCTTCTTCATTTGAGAATTATAATCTTCCAACAACATGGCCACTTGATAATTTAAGAGCAATCATTAAAGGTGGTGGCGGTGGTTCAGGTGGTACAGGTGACGGTG